AAAACGCGGCAAAAGGAATCAAGTCGGCGATTCTTGCTTTGGACGGCGGCATCACTGAAACGCTTACCCGCCTCTATAACCACCTAATGATTTACGACAAAGACCCGTCCATCAAGTCAGATGCGCAGATCGTCGCAACGGGAGTTGTCGCTACTCTGATGAAAGATCAAATACACGCTAGACGTACTGAATTCCTCGCCTCTGTGTTGAACCCAATTGACTCGCAGATTGTCACGCCCGACCGCAGGGCTTACTTGCTGAGAGAGCAAGCGAAGACACTCAATGTTGATGTCGACAAAGTGGTGCCAGATCCAGAGGAACTTAGGCGTCAGATGCAGGCCGCTGTAGAGCAGCAGGCTCAGATGCCGCAACAAGAAGGGGCTCCAGAGTGAGTGCAATCGGAATTCTGGGTGGGTTGGCCGCAGCTGGCGCTGCCTACAAAGAGGGCAAGCGCAATAAAGAGCGCGAAGCGCGTCTGGAGAAGTACGACGCCGCTCTAACTGACCTTCGTACTGCGCAGGCCGAGCAACTGCGTGCTGGCATTAAGCCAAAGACTGCTGCCTCCGCTGGGGCTGGTCCGGAACTGCTTAATTCTGTTCCTGACGAAAGCCCGCAACTCCTTAACTCAGTGCCGGAAGAGAAAATGGCTTACGGCGGCGTCGTTGGCTACGCCAATGGCGGCTATGTCGGGAACGTGATGGATTGCTCTGACAGCAGCTGGCAGCGACAGTCATTCAAGAAGTGAGATTCGACGAAGCGGTTCGTAGGCTTCGCGGAAACAGCGACTACGAAGAAGTTTTGAAGAGGCTGAATGAGTTGCTTCAGTCTCGGACAGAGGAATTGGTCTACAGGCAGGACACCGTTGGAACGCACCGACTGCAGGGTTGCGTTGCCACGCTGACTGAAATCCTGAAAGACCTCGCTCCGTAACGGAGCAACCGAGAAAACACGAGGGCGCTCGCTTTCTCGGTGACTTTACGCACCCACAGTGAATACCTGTAGGCATAGATCAAACACCCAATATGGGCTTGATCGAACCCAAACGGCTCACGGAGAGATTTGATGCTGCCTCAAGCAGTTGAAGAACAAGCACGCCGTGCGGAAGACCTGCACCGCCAGATTTACGGGAATACCGATCAACCGGCTCCCGAAGTAGAAAAGGCTCCCGAGCCCGTTGAAGCTCCTAAGGAACAGGCAGCGCCTGAACCGGATGACGCTTCGTTCAAACGGAAATGGGAAGTTCTTTCGGGGAAGTACTCAGCTGAAGTCCCGCGACTGGCAGCAGAGATACGTGAACTGAAAGAGAAGCTTGCACTTGCTGAGTCTCAAGCGAGCGCTCCCGTCTCGAAACCCTCGAAGCTAAAGCCAGAGGAAATTACAGAGTACGGCGAGGAGTTCACTGACTTCGTAAAGCGGGCCGCTGCTGAAGTTGTTCCCGAAGACGTTGGGAACATCAAAGCACAGGTCGATCAGCTGCGCGAAGAGACCGCACGAATCAAGCGAGACCGATTCTACGGAGAACTGGCAGCGAGGGCTCCACATTGGGAGCAAACCAACGAGAACAAAGAGTTCCTCACGTGGCTCTCCGGCATCGACCCGTTTAGCGGGCGAGTGCGTCAGGAGGTCTTCGATGACGCAGTGAACTCGAACGACTCGTGGCGCGTAGCGAATTTCTTCAATGCGTTTGGCGGCGAACAAAAGGCCGATCCAGCAGACGCTAATTCTTTGGAACTTCAGGTCGAGCCGCAGACCACTCGTGTCAGCGCGCCACCGCCGGGGAAAAAGATTTGGACGACCGACGAAATCAATCAGTTCTTCGCTGATCGACGTCGTGGTTCCTACTCAGCAGCAGAAGCGGATCGGATTGACCAAGAAATTTTCGCCGCAGGTCGCGAGGGTCGAATCCGTCAACGGTAGCCCCGCCAGTGCGGCATGAAAGGTAAATCATGTCCGTATCAGTAGCAGCAGGTCAAAACTATTACGGGACCGGCAACGGTCTCGACAACTACGCTGGCAAGTTCATCCCCGAGATTTGGTCGGGCAAGCTCCAGCAGAAGTTCTACGACAGCACCGTCCTGTCGGCTATCGCCAATACCGATTGGGAAGGCGAGATCAAAGATCAGGGCGACAAAGTCAAGATCCGTACCGTTCCTTCGATCACGATCAACGACTACACCAAAGGTCTGGCGCTGACGAGCGAAGTTCCTGCGACCTCGGTTGTGGAACTGAACATCGACAAAGGCCACTACTTCTCGGTGGTTGCTGACGACATCGACAAGACCCAAGCAGACCTGCGTCTGATGGACATCTTCTCGAACGATGCCGCACAGCAGATGAAGATCAAGATCGACACCAATGTGCTGGCTGGCATTGTTGGTGGCGCTGACGCCGCAAACCGTGGCACCTCGAAGGCTTCGCCTCTGGGTGGTCGTATCGATCAGAACCTGCCTCTGGGCTTCTACAACGCCACTGGCGCGAGCGCTATTGCTCTGGCAATCGACCCGGCCGCTTCGGCTGGTGCCGGCGCAACCAGCACCAAGCGTACCCCTCTCGACCACCTGCTTGATCTCGGTCAGGCGATGGACGAGCAGAACCTGCCGGAGTCCGGTCGGTTCGTGGTTGTGCCTGCTTGGTTCGCAGCGATGCTCAAGAAGGGCGACCTGAAGAACGTGTACGTGTCTGGTGACGCAACCTCGATCGCTCGCAACGGTCAGGTTGGCACCATCGACCGCTTCACGGTCTATGTGTCGAACCTGCTGCCGAAGGTGACTGGCACCACCGACACCAATGGTGGCACCGCCAAGACCGGCTACAGCATCTTCGCTGGCGTCAAAGAAGGCCTGACCTTCGCTTCGCAGGTCACCAAAGTCGAGACCCTGCGCTCGCAAGCGACCTTTGGCGACATCATGCGCGGCCTGAACGTCTACGGCTACAAAGTCGTGACGCCGAAGGCGCTCGTTGAGAGTCTCGTTAGCAAGTGATGACGTAACGGAGGGGGCTTAGGCCCTCTCCGGCTCTTAGTGAGGTAACGAATGGCCCTGACAGCATCCGATGTTCTGACCCGAGCGGCAGACATCATTCAAGACCAAACCAATGTTCGGTGGCCGCAAGATGAGTTGCTGCGCTATCTGAACGACGCACGGCGCGAGATTTCTATTGCCCGTCCCGACCTGTATGCGACGACCTCGACGGTCACGCTGACTGCCGGTGGCACCCGCTACGCGCTGCCGACTGACGGTGTTCGACTGATCGACGTGACGCGAAACATGCCTGCTGGTACGCCCGGCAAAGCGATTCGGGTTGTCGAGCGCGAGATTCTCGACGCGCAAAAGCCCGACTGGCATACCGAGACGGCTTCGGCAATCATCAAGCACTTCATGTACGACGAGCGCAACCCGCGCCAGTATTACGTGTACCCGCCCGCAACTGCAGGCCACCAGATCGAAATCGTCTACGGGCAAACGCCTACCGACATCACGACTGGCAGCATCTCTTCGACGCAGCTGACTCAAGAGGACATTTACACCGGCGCAATCGTTGACTACGTTTGCTATCGGGCGTTCTCCAAAGACAGTGAGTACGCTGGTAATGCACAGCGCGCTCAAGCGCACTACACGCAGTTCATGAACGCTCTTGGTCTGGGCAATAAGGTCAACCAGATCACCAGCCCGAACACTGCGAACATCGGCGGCCGTCCGCCGCGTGCTGCGGCTGCTGGCTGATGCTGTACTCGGCGTTAGTCCCTGAAATCCTTCCCGAAGTCATCGGTTGCCCCGACACGACTATCGAGAGGGCTGTCAGGGACGCTTCGATTGAGTTCTGCGATAACGCGCTGGTATATACCGTCGATCAAGACCCCGTAAGCATCACTAAGGGGCTGACAGAGGTGGATCTGGACATCCCAACTGGAACCAGACTTGTACAAGTCTTGCGGGCTATGTTGGGCCAGAACCAGATGGACCGGATGTCCCGAGAAGATCTGTTCGCAAGCGGCAAGCCGTGGCAGACAGATATCGGTCGGCCGCTGGTCATTACCTACTCATCGGAAACGGCAATTCGTCTCGTGCCGATCGCCGATCAAGCGCTTACCGAAAAGCTGTACATCCGCTTTGCTGTGGCACCTCTTCGTGCATCGACATCCATTCCGGATGCTATCGCCGAGCGTTACTACAAAGAAATCGCGTACGGCGCTAAGTCAAGCCTGCTGTTAATCCCCGGACAGTCGTGGAGCAATCCTCAGCTGGCTATGGCGCACCGCAGTGCGTTTGAGCGCGGGATGCGCGAAGCGCGCTTGACCTCTTCGCAAGACAGCGTTGCCAGCATGCGCGGATTCCGAATCCCGAGGGCCGTATGACGGAACGAATCAAGCTCGTTCAGGGCGACACCAGACCTCAGATTGTCATCTCCTGCAAGAACCAGCTGGGTGCGGCAATCCCGTTCCCCGGCGGCTCGGTGAGGCTGTACTTTCGCGCAGAAGGCTCAACGACCGTCTTGCAAACGATCACCGGCACTTTGCTGACCGGATTCGTGAACGACGACGGATCGATCACATCAACGGCTCCCTACGACGTTGCGGGGT